ATGTTGGAGCCCTACCGCCGTCATTTGAAAACCTGCTCCCACCGTGCGGATGGTCCGCATTTTCTTACCTGCAATTGCCCGCTGTGGGTCTACGGCCGGCTGGAAGGCCACGCCGAACCCATCCGGGAAAGCCTCAACACCAGAGATTTGCGGCGCGCCTGCGCGCGCATCGAAATCATCGAAAAAGGAACCAACGAAACCAACGGCAGCGCTCCCCTGCCCCATGAAGAGCCCAAGCGCCGGCGCTTGGCGGACGCCGTCAAGGCCTACCTGGCGCAATGCGCCACGCGCCATCTCGGCGCGGGCACTATTCGCAGCTACCACACACTCCTCGAGCACCTGATCGACTTCGCTCCGGCCGCGTGCGTGGACGACCTCTCGCCCGAGGTCTTGAGCCGCTTCCGCGACCAGCGCACGGTGACAAAGCCCGTTCCACAATCGCGAGCCGAAAGGCGCTTCCAGCGCTTGTCCGGCGTTCCGCATGTGCAGTACGTTACGGAAAAGATCGCGGGCTCCACGCTGAACAAGGAGACCGAGGCGCTGCGCACCTTCTGTGCCTGGTGCGCAGATCAGGGCTGGCTCGCCAAGAACCCGGCCAAAAAGCTGAAGTGTGCGGAGAGCGACTCGCCAGGCGCGTTGCCCTTCACCCGGCAAGAGGTCGGACAGATTCTCGCTGCGGTCGAGCGCCTGAATTGTCCCAACACAGGGGACGCCGCGCGGGCCCGCATCCGAGCGCGCGCCATCGTGCTCACGATGCTGGGGACTGGCCTGCGTTGCGGCGACGTCGCCCAGCTCCGGCGTAGCGCCTACAACCCGAAGAGCCACTACCTGACACTGCGCTACACCGAGAAGACTCACGTGCCCATTCAGATCAAGCTGAAGCCGGAGACCATCCAGGCATTGGGCGCGTTGCCGGTCGAGAGTCCGGAGTACTTTTTCTGGAGCGGCAAATCCCAGCTGGAGACGCTCAAGCGCAGCATTGCTCGCACCTGCGTTGCGCTGTCGCGCCTGACGCGGCTCCATGTCCACGCTCATCGATTCCGCGATACGCTCGCCAGTGAGCTGCTTCTCAACGGTGCAGACATCCGTACCGTCCAGCAGATCCTGGGGCACCGGTCCGTACGAACCACCGAGAAGTATTACGGGCATTTCGTGGCAGCGCATCAACGACTCCTCGACTCAGCGCTGGACACGGTTGAGCCGTGGGCGGAAGCCCCGCGTGTGCTCTCGCTCGAACGAGTCTAATGCCTCTTGGGAAATGCGGATGTTGACGTAGGGGCGCTTGCCGCGCAGCCGCGGTTGTGTAACCGTCAGAACGCCCGGGAGATCGATGAACCAGCGCCGCACCGTGGTCGCGTCGAATCCCAGAATCGCCGCTACTTCCGCGGCTGTGTAGTAGCGCTTCGTTGGCGTGCTTTCATTGGTCGGAATTGCTGCGTTCATTCATCTCCCTCCCCGCCCCATCAGCGTCACGCCACCCGCCTCCACACGCCCCACTCACCCTCGACCTTCTCGACCTTGCCGCGGGTGCGCAGGTACCAGAGCGCGCTCGATACCGTCCGTGCCGGATCATCGCCGGAGACGGTCAAGCCTTTCTTTTCGATCACATCGACGATCGCGCGCACGTCGCCCTGCCCGATCTCAGCCAGCGCAGTCAGCACCATGTCACTCACGCCGGTGTTCGCCTTGCGCTTGCGCTCCGCTTCTTCCGTGTGAGCTGCCCGTCCAGCGCCGTGAGCCCACCCGTTTGCGCGGGCGCTCTCCGAGGAGGACGTAGGGAGCGCCCGCGACATTGGAATGCCGGGTGCCTCGTGGCTCTGAGCCTCCCGGCGGGCACCCCCTTGCGGGGGCTGAATTGACGCGGGCGTTTTAACTTCCAGCGGTTGCTCAACCTGTCCTGACGCGCTTGACCCTACTGAGGGACTGGTTTCTCGCGCCTCACCAGTCCGGGAACCCTTGGACAAGTCAGCCCGCCCGCGTCTCGCTCTTGCGTGTGGGATCTCGTTATAAAGCTGCGGGGCGGCGTGACTCTGCGCCGCCCCGGCGCCGGGAGCCGTGCTCCCAGCCTTACCCGCGGGAAAGGATAAAGGCGCGGGTAACTCCAAGCTGTCCCTCAAGAATTGCTGAATCGTCTGGGCGGCCTCGTGTACCTTTTCCGCGGGGAACAGGATGTAAGCTTCGCCGTCGATGATCAGGAGGTGTAAATTCGACACTAATTCCATGGTCGCTATGCCCTTCCAGCTATCACGTCTCGCGTAAACGCATTCAGCTCTTGATGCAGATCATCCATCAGCTGCAGATCTGCCTCGGTCGGCTCCGCGTCAGGAGCGAGCGCCGTCACGATCCTGAAAATGATCGCTTGGCCGCCGGCGTAGAACGCCCTCCGCATTTCGCGCCTCTGCACGGCGGAGACGTCGCCAGGAAGCACGAGGCGCGCGAACTCGTTCCACTGTTCCGCCATCAACAAGCGCTTCATGCCCTGCCAGCCTCCGATCCCGCACCCGGCCGGCGCACATTTCCCCGAGACGCCGGCCGGGGTGGATTTGCGGGAGCGAACCCTTGAACCGCGGCCAAATCCGGATCCAGACCATGCTTGATGCGTCCGCGTGCGATCGAGCGCCGCTCGGCGCGCGGCACGGCATAGCGCTCGGTCACCCGCGCGAAGACGCGCTGAAACATGATCCGCCGCCGCTGTTGCCGCGAAAGTCTGGCAGATCGTCGATTGATGACTGGGCCGAAGGCACCGAAGACCTCCGCAAAACTGGCTGAATGTTCCGGATGGATGATCCGGGCTAACCGCGGAAATCTCACATCGAACTCCTTATGACCTTCAAGCTCTCGCCGAGTGCTTGCGCAACACCGGCCTAAACCCCGCCGCGTCGCGCCGGACCAGCTTGCGCCGTTGCAGGCCGGCCAGCCCACGCTTCACTTCGGCGCGAGTCAGATTCACTCCGCGCGCCAGGTCAACCAGCGAGAGGGCGGTCCGAAAGAACCGCAGTTGACGCAGGATCAAAGCCTGGACGTAGAACGCCCTCGCCCTCTCGCAGGTGATCACAGCACGTGCCTTTCAATCCGTTCGCCGTTGAGCAAGCAGTTCAATCGCTTCATGCGCGCCTGGCGGCGGGCCGCCGTGTCGCCGACCATGGCCCGCAGAATGGCCACGACAGCGGCGAAGACGACGACTGCCACCAGCGCGCTACCGAGGAGCGCGCCAGCAATCATCAACGACTGGAGATTCGCCGATTCGTTGGGCATCACAGCACGTGCCTTTCGATGGGCCATACAGCCCTCCGGGCTTTCATGCAGCTTATGTGGCAGATCAATCCGCGCTGAAAATAGATCAGCGTGGTCTCGCTCCATCGCCGCCACAGTTCTGAGAGGCGGAACGCTTTCCCGCATAGAATGCATCGCGAGAACATCCAGTCCAGGAGTATCCGGGTGATAGAGCAACTAATCCGCCACGGGAAGAACTTCTGGAATCGCGTGCAGCGCCGGTTTTTCTCCCAGACGGTCAGAAAGAATCGGAACGGCCAAGGTCCGAACCTCGCGCAAATATGCTCGTAGTCCGTCAACTCGAACGCGTCAAAGATGCTTCTTGCGAACTGCTTCAGCCGTTTCACGCTGCCCTCCGGAAAGGTGGCAGGCGCCGCCGCACAATCTCTTGCACGCGGAGGCGGCTCAGGCCCATCTCGCGCGCGATGATCTCGATGCTCAGGTGTCGCTCCTGATACAGAAACAGCACCCGGCTCTCCATCCTCTGGTTCTCACCGGCCACGGGAAAGCTCTTCAGTTCCCGCTCGACCAGGTGATCTTTCCTTGTTGAATAAACAAGTTGCAGATCCGGTACTCCGTAATCAGAACGACCGGATTTACCTTGTGAATACATGGAAACCTCATCACGACCGGCTATTTGCCAATGGCGGGACGGCTGTCGGTCTTGTCGTCCCGGACTCGGAGGAGGAGGTGTTAGCGGCGGCGTTTCGCTCGCCGGCGAGCTGCGCAAGACCTTCGTCGGTGAACCGGCGCATCAGCTCGCCCATCGAAATCCTCAGCCGCCAGGCGGCGTCTTTGACCGCCTGCACGGTTTTGTCCGTGTGGCGGAAGTTGATCGCTGCCCCTAGCTCGAGTGTTTCTGTGGTAGGCTGTTCGCGTGTTTGCGTGCTCACAAGAGCATGATAGGTCATAAGGTCAGTAGGTCACTAGCGAAATGTTGACCGATTGACGTTTGTTATGGAAGACAAGAAGCAAATAAAGATTACTGCGAGCGAGGAGAGACGCCGGGCAATCAAGTCTAGGGCGAGTGCCGAAGGCATAACCGTGCAGGATCTTTTGGATGGCTGGCTCGACGAATGGCTGGCAGGCAAGAAAATGGCCGCAGCGACGACGGCCGCCGAAGCAATGTCACCGGTTCTTCCGACCTTCTCCACACAAGAGGTTGAAGCGATTGTCCGGCATCGGGACATGGTGTTGAAAGTGGTGCGCGTGCTGGACAGCGGCGACCAACGGACCATTGACGCTATCGTGCCCAATATCGAGATCTTCGATGAGCGCCTACAACCGAGGTCCTCGGCAGGGCGACGAAGGGCGGCGGTGGGCGAGTAGAGACGGACTGCCCGGCATATTACCGCGCGAGTGTTCGAGGATGTCAACCGGGCTCGCGCGTGGTGGTGGATATAGCAGACTGGAAGCGAAGTTGTGGAGGTAGACCATGATAACCAGCATCGGCCTGATGATCGCCGGATATATTGTTCTGCGCTGCGTGGAGATCTTCTGCATGGACGGTGGGCGTTACCGAAACGGCACCGCCCACGGCGTGACGATCTTTCTCGCCGCGCTCACCCTCATCGGGGTCCTGGCGATCGCCGCGGACCTCGTCTCCAGATCGCAGTCGATAGCATCTCAGATGAGCTCGGCCCCGAGCTCGCTCAGGTGAGTGTTCGCGCAGGAAGACCATGCAGGATATACCACTCGATCGCGACGGTCAGCCGCCTCAATTCCTGAACAACGAGAGACGACGAGAACGCTCAGTTGACGAGTTGCTGGGGTTTCTCCGAGCCTTTCTGGTTGATGGACCTCTCACCGAAACGAAAGTCCTCGCCCTGGCACACATGATCATAGAGCGCGCGGAAGAACTGGACCTTGCCATATTCGGCGAGCTCGCGAGCATCATCACGGAATCGATTGACGACAACGGGCATGTCCATCCAAATGCGCTTGCAAAGATCGACGATCATGTTCGGAAGATCTTAGGTTGTTCGCGCGACGACATCTTTACGCGCCGCACCACCAAGCTCCCCCTGACAGATCCCGTTCCCGATGTTTTTGTGCCTGGCCGCGTTTTCTGTTTCACCGGGAAGTTCACCTTCGGACCACGGAAGCGACTGGAGGAAGCCGTGATCGAGCGCGGAGGCCACGTGCTTCCCCACCCCACGACCGAAACAGATTACCTGGTCCTCGGCGCGCTCGCCAGTCGCGATTGGGCGCATACGGCATACGGCCGAAAGATCGAGACGGCGATGCGCCTTCGCGAGTCCTATCCCATTGCGATTATTTCGGAAGAGACATTTCTTTGCGCCATCGGGGTAAAGTCCGCGCCGGCACCGACTCCAGTTCCCGTCCGCGCAGTACGGCGCGAACAAGCAATCCCCTCAAAGCCGCAGGCGCCGCTTCAGGACATCGGCCCGGCACCGTCACCCAATGTGATGCGGATCGAGTTCTCCGACGCCGATCTGCCGATCCGAATTGTTCCGGATGAACCGAAGCAAAAAAAGCGGGGCCTATTTCAACGGATCTTTGGCAGTTAGCATATTCCCAGCCACTAGACCGTGTCGAAGTCCCGAATGTAGGCTCCGCAGTCAGAGCAGCGCACCTCCTTCCAGGTCGACGAACGATCGTCGACATATTGGTGTTCATGCGCGCATTCGGGGCGAACTCGGGCTTCGCGCGCCTCCTGGGATGTGACCAGGCTGGATTCGCCGGCAAGCGCATTTTCCTCGATCAATTCGTTAGCTGGCATTGCTTCTCCTTTTCGCTTGACTGATGTTCCCAAATCTGGGAACATCGGGACATGAGGATCTTGGGCGAAGCGACGGTAGCACGATTCGCGGTCAAGCATGCGGCGGCCCGGAAGCCGCTTCAGAGATTCCTCGTCATCGCCCGGGCAGCCGTCTGGCCGCATCTTGCCGCCGTCAAGCAGACGTTCTCGGCGACGGACACCGGGAAACGCACGGGGCGATTGATCTTCGATGTGGGCGGCAACAATTACCGCGTGATTGCCAGCGTCGACTTCGCGCAGCAGCTCATGGTGATCGAAGATGTGCTCTTGCATAAAGACTACGACCGGGAGGTGTTCTAATGGCAACCGCGTACGCGATACTGCTCGGCGAAGTGGAACCGGAAGCAATTGAAACCGAAGAGCGCTACGACGACGTGTCGGTGCGACTGGCCGCTCTTCTGCGCAAGGGGTCAAAAAGGAACGCCGGCGAGACGCGGCTGATGAAGCTGCTCGCCGTGCTCATCGAAGATTACGACCGGCGGCACGGCCTGCCTCCGGATGACAGCACACCGGCCGAGTTGTTGCGCTACCTGCTCGAGAGGGCGGACCAGCCGGCGTCCGCGCTCGCCTCTGTCTTTGGGCAGCGTAGCCATATCAACGAGGCGCTAACGGGAAAGCGCTCGATCAGCGCCGACCAGGCGCGCAAACTGGGCGCGATGTTCAACGTGAGCCCTGGGCTTTTCATCAGATAGCCCTGGCGGCGGCTCTCCACCACGTAGTTGATACCATTCAGTACTTCGCCGTCGACCAGGCGTGAGAGCGCCATCAGTGCCCGCGTGCCATGAGCGCGCCGGCCAGCGACAATGCAGCCGTCGCGACCAGGCCCAGCGCCGCGAGCGCGCCCCTCAGCCACGCCCGCGATGCTTCGAGTTTGCGTATCCGCATTTCGTGGATGGAACAACGGCCCGGTTGTCCGTTGTCGCATAGGACGTCCTGCAGATCGCAGAAGGACCTATTGAGCTCCACCAACAAATCGTGATCACTTTGCTTTCCAAAGTCGGGCCGTGGCCTTGGCAAGATCGTTCACCTCGAGAAGATAGCGAAGCGGGGCCGGACCCCGCTGAAATGATCTACTGCAACCTCTGAAAGGTTGCCTCAATCCGTTTGATATAGTTCACCGTCTCGCTGGCGTGCGCGCCGGTGATTGCCGGCAGGCGCCCGGCGACTGCCTGCCAGCTCGGCGGCGCACCGCGGGCAGCCTTCTGGATGTTGCCCGGACCAGCGTTGTAGCTTCCGAACGCGAAGCGGCGACGCTCCTCGGCCGTCGAAATGCTCTTCCAAAAATCCCAAAGGCGACGATCGTACTTGATGCCGCCCTGGATATTGGCCTCCGGATCGACCGGGTTGACGCCCAGTTCGCGCGCGGTCGCCGGCATGAGTTGCATGATGCCGCGAGCCCCGCAGGAGGAGACCGCGTCGGGCCGGAGCCCGCTCTCCGCGATCGCCTGGGCCTTCCACCACCGCCAATCGTGGCCGGGCATGTAGAACGCACCCCAGCGCTGAAAGGCGAGGTCCAGGCGAGTCGTGGATTGGGCGTAGCTCTCAAGCGAGAGCCACGGCAACAGCCAGCATACCCAGAAGCAGAGCGATCGCTTTCGGATCATCCGCGAGTACCTCCGGAGTTTTGAAGCCGCGCAAGAACACGTGGTCGATGATCTCGTATGCGGCCAGCAGCAGTGCGATGAAGACGCACTTCCGCAGAATGGCAGTGCACATCAGGTCCATGGCTACTCCTTCTTCGCCGCCGGCGGCGCCGCGGCCTCTTTCTGCGCCTCGGTAATGATTTCCTGGGCGACCGGTAGCCACTGTTTCAATCCGGGAAACTTTCCGCAGAGGAAAAGCAGCAGCGCGACAATGATTGCCGCGGCGACGCGCACGATCTCCTGGAGGCTGCCCGGCGCGGCGCAGCACTGGAACATCAGCATCCAGTTGGCGTTGGCCTGCAGCGCCGCATAGAGGATGGTTGCGATGGCCAGGCCGTTGGTGGTGGCATTCAAACGGGAGTTGTCTGCGACATGGCGCACGACTTTGGAGATGGCGAAATTCTTGATGCCGTTCAGCATGGTTTTCTCCTGCCAACCAGAGTTAAGGGAGCGCGATCCGGATGGCGCTATTGCCCGGCCACCCGCTTGGTATGAACCGCGAAGCCGAAGCCAATGCCGACGGTCCAGGCGGTGTCGTTGAGCGATCCCTTCACCACGCGGATGTACGGCTGCATGTGAAGGGACTTGCCGAGGACGATGTCCGTGCCCACGCCGGACGCGGCGATATAGCCGACATTCGTTCCGACGTTTTGCAGGACCGCCGAAACCACGCCGGCCGCCTGAGTAATGGCCGTCGACGGGTCGGAGGCGGCGAAGGCTGTCCCGACGTCCTCCAGCAGATTCACAGGGTAGTCGTGACCCGCGATCGTGATCGAGCACAGTTGATACGACACCTGGCCGCGCACGTTGGTCTGCGGCGCTCCAGTTTTGCGGAAGGCCAAATCGGCGAAGATGCCGCCCGATAGGCGATTGGTAAATGGCATCGTGGTGCCAACCGTGCCACCCGCCTGGGGCGTGCCGTTGCCGCTGAGATACGCCGGGCCGACGACGACAAGCACATCCTTGTCGAGCAGCGAAGAGAGATCATTGGTTTGCGCAGGCGCTGCCGTCATACAGACGCACAACGCCAGGAACACAAGCACGAGAGCCTGTTTCATAGAGAACCTCGATTGTTTGGGAAAGTGGTTGAGAGTTGACAGTTTCGGGGCTGTTTACGCCCCGTGGTTTTGGGTGCGATGCACCCAGCGAATCCAGATAGAGGCCAGCCACATCAGCAGTCGGCCGACCCAGATGCTGCGATAGCCGCGGCGCTCCATTTCATCGCAATAGTTCGCGCCGTCCAAGCATTCTTCGTAGAACTCGCACACCGGATCGCCCTGGAATCGGCGGCCATACTTGGCTCGCCCAATGAGCCACTTCCGCCGGCGAGCTTCGGCTATCGGCGCGTCAAACGGGATGTACGAGCGAGGGATCGTCATGCTGAGCAGCGGTGGATCTTGAACTGGCAGGTCTCCGATTGCTGGATGAGTAAATAGCAGTTGTCAGATGCGTGCATTAATGTCTCAGTCACGCTGTCCTCCGAAACCACGCACCCTTACCTGTGATGGTTGGGGTTCCTCCGTTGTACATGTCCAGCCCGACGTGGCTGATGGTAGACATAAACCCAGGGAAGGCGACAGTACCCATATCAAGCCACGCAAGCCCATCTCGTGAAATGGAGCAGACGAGCGAGGACCCATCATACTGTAGTCGTATGTAAACATAGCTCCATAGCCCATCTAGGATTCCGTTATATACCGCTACATTGCTATTCCAGGAAGTCAGGCTATTCCATTTCTGTGCTCCGAAACCAACCGTCCCCCCACTCGTTGCTCCTAGATGTGCATGTATATACTTGCCACTTGATGACTCATAAGCGACAAGGCCAAAGTCAGTATTGTAGCCACCGACGGCAATGCTCCGCATCTTCGCCGTAAACTGCCAACTACCTGATGGGGCGGCTTGGGCGAGAATGCTCTGTGGGTAACTGTAAACGTCCCCCCCAGCCGTTGCCGTCAGAACAAGTTCGCCGTTTACAATTGCTGCCGAGGTGTTGCTTGTACGCGCGATCCAAGACCATTTCGAGGCGAGCGCAGACCCGTCAAATTCGTCGTCCCAGGCGGTCGGAGAGCTGGGAGGAGTATCAACGCTAGAACTGCTGCCGCCTCCTCCTCCACTGTTCGCCTGCCAACTGGGAGCAGAACCCGGGCCGGCTGACGTGAGGATGTAGCCATCGGCACCCGCAGCCAGTCTAGTGGGCGCGCCCGATGCCCCGCCGATGATCAGATCGCCGGCGGCGGTCATAGGGTTAGACCGATACCACGTTCCGTCGGCCTTCAGGACCCTTCCCTCTGTTACATCGTCAGCAGTGGAAGGGGGGACGAGGCCAGCAGCGCCGCCAGCGTTCGAGTCGCCGACGAAGATCGGGATGTGGGCGGACAGCAGGTCGGTATCCGGCAGCCGTTGCCATCGCACATTGCGGGCCCCGGTTGGCGCGGCGGGGATGGTGTCGGAAAAATGCGGGAGGCCCATGCTAGTTCACCAAGAAATCCAAGGCGTCAATTGCGAGTTCGACCGTGTCAGTGATCGCGTCGAGGCTGAAGTACATGTCGGAGATCGACGGGTAAGCCAACGCCTCCGTAGTCTCGCGCCCATTCGCATCAATGCCGAGCGGCTGCATCAGCAGATGCGTTTTCGCCAGACCCGTGATGTCGATGGAATATTGCGCCGACTCCGAATCGAACGTGTAGCTCCAGTGGGCGTTTTTGAGCGCGTAGTCCGTCTTCGAGATCCACGCTGGTTCTTCGATCCAGAATACCGATGTCTCATCGGGCACTGTCGCCCAGGCTGGCGAGACCGTCAATACAGTAGCCGTGTTGGCGTCGATGGATGCCGTCTGTCCGATGCCGGTCCCCTTGATGATGCGCACCAGGCGCAATCTTTGGGAGTTGGCGCCCAACGCCAGACTCGAATCCTCGATCGTGTTGGCCGACGCCGATGTAGTCGCGCATCTGATGACGACGTAACAGTCTGTGTAAGCGCCATCAAAGAACGCCGTCGGGTTTGCCCCACCAGCCGCCAGGGTCAGCGTGTCTGCCGTGTTCGATGCGATCGTCCATGAGTTCATGGGCGGGTTGTCAACGCGCGTGGCGGGGTTCGCCCGACCCACCATTGTCACAATGCGACCAGCCCATCTATTTGCAGCCCAGCCCGCGCCCGAGCAGCTGATGCTGGAAGAGGTCGCGGAAGTAATTGCACCTTCCCACGCTCCCGGAATGAGCACTCGCTTGAGTTTGATCCGCATGCCGGCGACGGATGGGTCGGGTAATGGCAGTTGCGTGCTTAGAGTGGATTGCAGCCCAGCCGTGAGCGTGATATTCGCCGGAGCCCCGACCGAACGACCGTAATAATAGGGCCGCGCGGGAGTATCGGAGACCCAGACGTGATAGGCTACGCTATCCGCATCCCAGACGATGGATGGGACCGTGAGCGAGTTCGTAGTGGTGCCCGACGGCACGTCTACGCGGGCCATGACGGGAGACGTGAGCATACCGTCAGCATCCTCGGCTGAGATCCATACCCAATAGCTCTTTCCGCCGGCGAATGCGCCACCGGTAGAAAGTGAGGTTCCGGTGATGAGCGTCTTGGGCCGCGCTATGGGCGAGAACGAGTTGATCGCCGGGAAACACCAGAAGCGGGCCGCGCGGCTCGTAGACGTGGCCCAGCTCGCGTCCGACCAGATGCCATACATGCCGTGTTCGTCGGGACGCAGGGCATCCACGCCCGGGTAGCCGATCCAACCCCGGCTGATCAGTGGAGGATACGGCAGCCCCGAAGTTTTGCCCGCGTTCGCCGCCCGGGACTCCGGGATATTTCCCTGTCCGTACGCATCCGTCCACACGATGTCTTCGTGCCATTGCAGGACAATCTTAGCCGTCTCCCAGTTCGTCGTTGGCTGGACCGACATAACGCGGAACATCTGCCCTTCGATGCCCAACCGCTCCCACGTCAGGAGAACGATGTGGCCTTGCCGTAGGTGCACGGCCTTGAACGTCGTCTCGATCTCGACGCGAGTGCTGCCCGATGGATCGAGCCGCGCGTTGCAGCGCAGGTTCTCTCCGAGCATCTGGTTTGCCGCGCGCTGGGCTTGATCATACGTGGTCGGTGGAATTCCCGGCATCGTCGCGTTGAGGAGTTGCCCCATGCGTGCGACGGCGTCGGAGTCCGTCACTTCGTAGGTGTCCGCGACGTACTGATTTTCAGCGTCCTGGAACGAGATCGAATAGGAGTTTTGAAGGTCCGAATTCTGCCTGGGCACCAGCGATATCTGGGCCTTCTTGTTCTCGCGCAGGATCGAACCCACGTCGAACAAATACGCGGCATATCCTGTTCCCGCCGTTCCATCGGCATGCACTGACGTGATAGGCCTGCTGTAGTTCGAGCCTTCAACGGGGGACGGCTGTTGCTCCGCAAGCGTCCGCTTGATGTGCAGTTCCAAGAGCCCCGTCGTCGGCGAATGGCAGAGCATCCCGCCGAAACTGGCGAGCGCATCGCGCACAGCCTCGCCGAGAGAGCGTTGCTGTGTGATGGCCCAACCGACGCGAAAGCGCGGATGGCTCCCGGTGCTACCGTCCGACTTCTTGTAGCTGACCGCTTGAGCGCAATACGCATCGACGGCTGCAAATGTCGACAGGTCGACCGTGGTGTAATCGAAGCCGCCATATGTCAGCAGATCGTAGAGAACCCACACGGGGCTGGCTGTGTATCCACGGTAGCGAACGAAGCCACCCGCGTATGTCCCGTCGGCAACGCCCGTTGCGGTCCAGGTCAGCATCCGGCTATTCCAGCCAGTGCCCGCAATGTGCCAGGTTGCATTCAGGCCAGCGCATGCGTTACCGATGATCGTGACGTCAAAGCCAGAGTTGAATGTTCCGTCTGCGATGTCGGTTGCAATGGCGGCCGTCGCCACGCCGCCGGACACCACGACCTGAGAGATCGCGGCGAACTGGACAAGAATCGGGCCGTAGATGAGCGCCTGAACGTCTGGCGATGAGGGCGACGCTACGAGAGAGCGCGGCACTACTACTTCAACCACGCACATTGATCCGAACGGATCACCCTTTGCGTCAAATCCAGCGTCCGCGCAGGGTGCGCCAGAGCGACGGCCGCTATTCACGACGTTGTAACGGAACAGCTCATCGGCGACATTGTAGGTCTCGCCATCCACTGTGTTCGCCGCGGGTACGGTCTCTCCGTTGCAGATCAGCTGCGCGATGCCGCTGACCCGGCCCGAGCACAAGAGCACTTCGGCGCGCGTGGAATTGGCATCGCCCTCTGTGTGGATGACGAGTCCCTTGACCCACTGCGCACCGTAGACCATCGGCACCGGCTGGCCGTACTTCGCGGTGTTGGGGTCGGAGAAGATGTCCGACCATGAATCCTCGGTGTAGGACTCAGATCGAACATAGGTAGCAGGGTCCCACTGGAAGCCACCAAACCGCCCTGTTTGGCGCGAGGCCGAGTCCGCAGTATACATGCCGCGCGCGACGCAATCGGCCTTCGTGTAGCCGCACGACGTAAACGGTGTGGTGCCGCTCTCGCAATTTCCGCAGGCGTTTCCACCCGCAGCATCAGGGGAGTACCCGCACGGGTAGTACCATGAGTCGATATTGTCCGCGCCGTCCTGCCGCTGCGCCGCCGTCGCGGGGAACTGGTTGGGGCATAGTCTCTGCACCACCAGCGGCGGGAACTTCGTCCCGGTCATGTTGATGAGCGACACTGCGGAGACTTGCAAATCAGTGTCGGAGCCGCTCGGCTGGCTGCATGTCCCGACGAACGGGAAGTAACAGTCGCTCGAATAGGTATCGGTTCCGGCGTCCCAGGCGATGAAGCGCAGGAGCATCTGCGCCCCACCGAAGCCCTTCGCCATCTCGCAGTTCTGGTATACCCATCGGTCATCATCGGCCAACGTAATCGACGCCGAAGGCGGCATCGAGAACCCCTGCTGTGAAGCTCCAATGGGCTGGATATTGTGCGCGATCACGCGCCCCTGGTAATCGTTTCCGCTGTACTGGAAGTTGCCGCCAGCCTCCGTGAGCGAGTGCGTGCAGAAGCGCTCAATGCTTCCATCCGCAAACGTAAACTCCACCAACACGAGCGGCTGGTAGGTCTGCGATGCTTCCTTGATCTCGGCAATAGTGCTCATGACCGGTAGAAATCAGACAGGGCGAGGCCGCAAATGTCGTAGTCAGCCAGCGGATGAAACGCGAATCGGTCGATCGTTGCGTAAGTGGCGTTGTCTGTGTCAATAGCATTTCCAGGGCTGGACACGAGGCCATATGAACTCGCTGGATTAACTAATGCCGCCACGCACGGCCTCCATACTCCCGTGGAACCGTCAACATAGGTCACATCAATCCAGACATCGTAAATGAGGAGTTGGCACGGCCCCGGAATGTTATGATACGTGCCATCGATATCTGCAGCAGCAGTATAAAAGTCCCAGCACCACACCTTCAACGCGTTCAAGCTATCCCAAGTCGGAGAAGGTACTGAATAATTGCACGTGTGGAGCGTATAATCAGAACTGCCACCGTCAATCCTGCTACTCTCAGATAAAGGACTATCAGCCAGAGAGACAACAGCTGTGCCAGCGCCGCCCTTCACAAATGAAGTAAGTGTATGAAGAGTGGCGCTCGCAATTGGGAGCTGCTGATATTGGTAAAACTCCGCAATCTTCAAGGTCACGTCGGTTTGATTCGGCCCCCGATAGGTCGCCACGAACTCGTCCTGGTCAAAGCGGCAGCGTGGGTGTACGGCATAGAACGCGGGCGTCGCGACATACGCCGCCGGTCCCGGCGTCATGCAGAACATCGGGCCATAGACCGCGATCTGGCTGGTACCCGTCCATCCTCCGCCGGAGATGGACACCGTGGCCAGGCCCGTCGCGCCGAACGTCCACGGGACAACCGCACGCGACCAGCCCGTCGTGGAAAGAGCGCACGCGCGCGTGACTGTGTTCGTTCCGTCGGTGACCGAGACATTGATTGATCCGGCCGCAGTGACCGCCCGCAGATAAACGGAAAAGCACGCCGGGCTGCCTGCAACGCCGGCGTCGAGAGAGACCGTTTGCCGCAGGCTCGAATTACCGGACCCGTCGCCCGCGAGAACCGTCGCGGACGTTCCGCCAAATGGGTCATCCGTGGCGGCGCCGACGCTACAGGCTTTCGTCCATTCAGTCTGCGAGAAATCCTCCGAGTACTTGAGCAGGTTTGCCGTTGGGTCGATGTATGTGAACTGCTCGAAACGGCCTTGCCGGGCCCGGAAGAACCCCTCGAGCGTCGCCACTTCGGCGTCCGTGAGAGCCGTGAGGTTCAAGGTGTACCGCATCAACGGCTCTGTGCGCCACGCAGAGGCGATGTGGACGCCTGACGGTAGGTTCGCCTGGCTGGTCAGGTGCTCGAACGTCACAGCGTTCGGGTACTGCGCTCGTACGCCGTCTCTCAGTGCCGGGAAGACAGCCACTAGTTGCTCCTCCACTGCGCGCATGTGAGGGTGAGGCTGAATAACCCCGGGTCCGTTTCCTCGAGGGAAAAGTTGTCATCGGTGAAGTACATATTCGGATATGTGACGCCATCGATGAAGACACTCCATGTCGAGTCCCATGCGCCCTTCGAGGTGCGCCAGAAGGCCAGCAACGAGTTTACATTGCTGGCCGAGATCCGCCGATACGTGAGCTTAAAGCGCGCAAGCCCGGAGCCCCGTACGCGCCAGCGCTGCTCGCTGTCGTCGCAGAACTGCTTGACCGTAGTTCGGAAGGCGTACGTGCGCTCCAGCGGATAGAGCGCGGCCACCCCGTTGCGGACTGTAGGGAGAGATGCCATTCCTTACCGGCCTGCAGCAGCCCTGACCTGATAACTGATTGCGTGGCCCTCTTGCATCGCCTGCTGAACCGCAGCCGCAAGATCGTTACGCCGGTCAATCACGCTCTTTACGTCTATGGCGTGGATCGGCATGGTGATGTTGAAATAGTTCACGGTCCCCGGGACGATCTCGTTCCTTCGGCTCCCGGAGCTGGCGAGGTAGTACGGGTCCTCAACCTGGTAGCGGAACGCGTCCCACGGTGTCGACTCAATCTGGCCTGCGCGATTCCTCCGGGTCTGTGCCCCGGTAATATCGGAGTTTACGGATACCGACGGCGGCGCCATGTAGAGCGCGCTGCGCAACTCTTCGTTGATCTGGTTCGCGCGGTTTTGCTTCGGGTCCCCAAAGAGCGAAGTGATGACGCCAAGGGCGAGGCCGACACCCGCGAGGATTGGAGCGGCGGGACCCGACACACCGGCCATTGCGAGTATGCCGCCGGCCGCCCCCGCAAGGGATCCGCCAGCCGCAACACCGCCGCGCGCACCACCCTCCTTGATTCCTCCGATGATGCCCATCGTGCCAGCCACCGCGGCGGCCGTGATTCCAATCGTCTTGGCGAAGTTCGCGGATTTCAGATAGGAGGCGATTCCGCTGGATTGCGCCGCCGCGCCCCCAATGTCTCCGAAGGGAGAGCCGTACAGCGAGTTCGCATAATTGAGTTCGGCGCCGCCAGCCAGGCCGGCGGACGGTATGCCGTACTGATCGTAGTTGACAATTGGCGTCCCGCCGCCGATTCCAAAGAGCCGGCCAATCCTGCCGAGAATGCCGTTCGTGGATCCGGACGCGATGGCAGCTCCTCCAACTGCCGTGCCGGTGATCGCGCTCGTGAGAGTATTCAGGGCGGCGGTATTGTCCGCAAGCGCGGCGTTTCGTGGGTCGAGCAACGTGTTCGTAAACAGGCTACCCATACCGGAGGCCTTGCCAACGTCGCCGAGAACACCGAGTCCCTTCTGGAACATGCCAGAGGTCGCGTTGACGAACACGCCCTTCAGAAGATCCTCGCCTTGCTGGCGGAAGAAGTCGGGCAGACGCCCTGCCCGCATGGAATCGTAGAAGTTGCCGGCGAGCTCGCGAGAATGCTCCACCCGTTGCCGCTGGATTTCGGCAACCTTCAGCTCCATCTCGAGCTGAACATCGAGATCCGCCTTGCGGAAGTCGGCGAGTGCATGAGCCTGCGCGACTCGCCGCTCGTCAAAGTCCACGATTCTCGCCGCCTCACCCAACTCGAAGTCGTAAAGATCTTGGGCGAGCTGCTTGCGCTTCTGAATAGCGACGATCGCCGCCTGGTCCTCTTGTCCGATGGGAGCCTGCGTTTCTGCGAGTCCCATAGCCCGAGCAGAACGTCGCAGGATGTCCTCCCGGGTCGAGGAAATATTGATCTGCTCGATTCGCTCATCCGCGCTGAGCCGCGCCCCTTCGTCCTGTAGATAGGAATTCCAGATACCTTCCAAAGTGAGCGATCGCTGTTTGCCCCCGGCCTTCGCGGCTTCATTCTCAAAGGTCACCCACATCTCCCTTTCCTTAGCCGCGGCATCGCGCGCCAAGGGGATGACGATCTGCGAATACGCCTTTTGCTCGCGGGCCGTCAGGTTTGCCCGCTGGGCGTTGTCGGTAATCTTTGACAGCTTCTCGACGATTTCCGCATGTTCGGCCATCGCCTTCGCTACGGGCGCCAGGATCGGTCCCCAGCCGGATTCGGCGGCGCGTTTCTCTTGAGAGGCAACCGCGGTGATACCACCGCGTAGCGATTCTTCTGCTGCTTTTACGGCGTCTACTTGCGCCTTATAGCGCGCAGCCTCCTGGGCTGCGGCGTGCCAAGCCTTTTCCTTTTCTCGTACTTCCGGAGCGGGCTTGCCCTCGCTTTGGACGAATTGGGAATACGCCTCGCTTTCCGCGTGCTGAGCCTCCAGGAGTAATTGCTGTAGTCCCTCAGAACTGCGATCATGCTGACGCCGCCCGAGTTCGACAATATTCTTACCTTGACGTCGTGAGGCCCGATCATCGGCGAATGACACAATCCGCTGCAGATCCACTTCGCGCGACTGCGCTAGCCTCTCTGGCGAAACCATGCCTAGCCGTGCCGCATCGATTTCTTGCTGTCGAGGCGTCTTTCCGCGAAATGCGTCGGCGCCGCGGACGCGCACACCCTCAATACGCTCGAACTCATCGAGCGTCATAGTGTGTCCGTCGTTTCCGTCCTTGAAGAAGAACAGGATAGTAGCGGCGATGGGATCCTTGAATTTCCGTTTTAGTCGGTCCCAGACCAATTCAAGTTCAAGCGACTGCCGGTGGTAACTCTCGAATCTCTTAACGTCATCATCAGATAGTCCAAGGCCCAATTTCTTCGCCTCGGCGATGTTCTCCGAGAGTCCCATCATGGTTGGGACTAGTTCAATTCCGGCGCGCCCGAAGATCTTTACTGCTGCCGTATTGCGATTCGCAGCTTCGCCGAGGTGATTAAGGCCTGCGGAGATTTCCATAAAAATCTCCGACATTGGCCTCAACTCGCCCGTCGCGGAATTGCGTGCCTCGATGCCTAGGGCCCTGAGTCCCTCACGCGCTTTCTTTCCATCTTCCGAACCATCCGCCAGCCCCTGTGAGAGCTTGCGCATGGCGGTTTCAAAAATCGAGACATCCGCTCCGGCTACTTTTGCGGCAAAGGAAAACTGCCCAACTTCCTTTGTCGACAGTCCGGTGCGAAGAGACACATTCTGAACTTGGACGCCCAGTTCGCCGAGGCTCTTTGCCATTCCGAAAGCCTCAACGCCGAACAAGACAGCACTTGCACCAGCAGCCGCAATCCCTGTTCCCACGGGACCCAAGGTCCCCAGAAATCCTTTCGCCGCATCTCCAGCCGCCTGCAGCGGGTTCTCGATGGCCTTTTTAACGCCATCCGCGAACTGTTCAAAGCCGGTCGCCCTAGGCCGGGCCTGCTCGGACTTCTTCTTCGCCTCGTCGACCTTGTCGACGTACTTGTTTAGCGCGGCAACGAGCTTCTCCACCTCGGCGGTGCCCGTCGTCTGGGTAGTGATTGCGAGTGCCAGGGATTCAGCTGCGCCCATGTTAGTGTCTTTCCTGTTTACGAGCTCGCTCTTTGTCGGCCGCAGACTCCTCGAGGTCGCTCACATACTGGGCGATGTCAACGGCGTCGTACCACCAGGCCGGCCACAGGCCCGAATCCATGCCGTACATCGGCGCGGACGTGCCTCTATTGATGCGGGTATTCTTACTGAGGAGTTGCACCAGCCAGCGGCTCTCAGGAGTGATCTGTGAGACCGGGCATTCGTTCGAAGAAATATCGTCCACCCGGAAGGTAAAGTGCGGCGTTTTGTATTCCGGCACCCACCAGTCGGGCCTGTCTTCCCGATACTCCGCTGCCGCGTACTTGCGGCAATTCTTACGCCGATGCAGCTCGCGCGCCCGGCAGACCTCGCAATCGAACTGCTCCTGCTCCCAGCCGCCGCAATGAGCGAAGGCGAGAGCAACTGTCAGTTTTTTTCCTGCGCCTGCGTCAGCCCGGAATTTAGATGAGCAGCTAGGTACAGCTCATCCAGCAGCCCGTCCGGCGCCTTTTGAATGACGGCGTCCCACGGCTCTTTCGGCGCTTCGCCGTCAATTTTCAGCCCGTCGATCGCCAGCAGGCTCGCACGGATATAGCCGGGCTTCAACTCGGAGTTCATGATCAAGGCAATGCGGTGATCGATTACGGCACGCTCTATTCGTGGCGCCGCGGCCGCCGGGTCCGCTGCAATCTGATCAACTCGCGTCGCTTCGGCGTCGGTCAGCTCGCGGTTCTCGGCCTTCGCGCGAGCCCGAATCTCCAGGATCTCGGCGTCCGGATCGGCCACCCGTCCGAGCTGCGCCGAAAGTTCGCTGACATGCACTCGCGCATCGATCAGCTTGGCGTCGCGCAGCGAGCGCTGATACTGGTTCAGCACGCGCATCGTGAAGCGGACTCCCGGGCAAGCCTGGGAGTCCTGAGTGAAAGTGGTTTCGATATTCATGGCTTGCTGGATTTACTGGACGGTGATCGAGAGAGCGTCCTTCGCTCCGATGGTCGTATCGTGGGCCCGGGCTCCACTGAAAGAGATCACGCGGCGCTTGCCCGAGTAGTCGAACTTCGGCTTGGGGAGCAACACGTTCTTCAGCGCAAACACCCAGATACTGCCAGCCACAGTCCCAATCTGGAAGGTTAGGGCTACAGGCGTTCCCGCGTACGCCTTTAGCTTCAGCGCGGTCAAGTTCGCGCTGTCATCCTCGTACATCGACCAGTCCACTGCGACGTTGCGCGCACCGGCAACTGGCGGGAGCCCGTAGAACGAGTTGAAGCCGTCCATCGGCAGTTCGCGGTCGATGTCGACATTGATGGTGCCCGTCCGAAACAGGTTGTACGTCTGGCCGTCCAGCGTGATCACGCCCGTGAATCCAGGAGGCGCGATGCCATTCGTAACCGGCGTGGCTGGTTCCGACGGGAAAGCCGTCAAGCCGCCTTTGCTTGTCGCGTCGGCGGTGGAGAACATGTCCGTATCGAGCGTTGCCAGGGCCTGGCCGGAGAACGTCACAGCGGGCTCGTCTACTCCGATGTCAAACTGGGCCTTCTGCGTAATGGCCCCGAGAGCAACGCGTTGCGTGACGCTCCCGGGCGTGTTGAAGTCCCAGACATCGAGCGACGGGCTTTGATCGTCGACCGAGTACACGACCGACGAGGCTGCATTGACTGTTGCCGCTTTGCCCATCAACGAAACCAAAAATGGATCCATATCCGGTTTCACGCCGGCGGCGCCGTTCGCAGCCAGGCTCATCTTGGTGGACCAGTCACTCTTGCGCCTGCTGAGGATGCCCACTGTCGCGCCGAAAGATCCGGTCTTGTCGGACCGGACAATCTCGTCCTGCGTCTGGTTCATGTCGAGCGACGACATGCGGCAGCAATTACTGCCAGTCAGCGAGGCGACGCCGGCAGCGTTCGGGATTGTGCCGAAAGCCGTTTCGAGTTGCACATACAGGCGCTGCAGCCTGGTGTTCGAATACGCCATTACTCACCCCCTTCGATTCGCACGCGCAATTCGTGCGCGGCGATCAGAGCACTCTTCTTCTTCTCCAGGAAGTCGGCTGGCGCGCGCTCATGCGAACCGGCGGATGCATAGGCGACGAGTTCCTTATCGGTGAATCCGATTGCCTGAAACTCCGCATCCGGCACCAACGCGCAGCCGCCGAGCGCCGCCTCGCGGGCGAGCTCGTCCGAGAGTTCGACGGCCTGCCCGAAGTTTGTAAGGCGAATTCCTTCGCCAATGTCGGAAGCGTTCCCGACGAATCTAAATGTCATACATGCACCTCGCACATCAGGATGAAGGGCAAGCGCTGTTGCCAGCCATCGCCCGAAAACAGGAAGGGCTCTCGCGAACACGAGAAGTCGCCATTGAAATCGACTGGCGACCAATCGACGGACTTCGCCATCACCGTCTGCAAGAAGGCGTCCTCGATCGCATCCGGCAACGCCTCCAAATCCCCCGCGCTGTCGGCAGGTAGGTTCTTGCCATGGCGCAACAGATTTAGAACGCGCCGGCTCAGATAGAAATCGACGTGCAGCATGAGCTTGCCCGAGAAGATCGACGGCTTTTGCCGCTCCTCGTTGGAGTTAGTCTGGCTGACGCTTGTGTACAGAACGACGCAGATTCCGTCGTCGGCCGGGAGCATTCCAGTCGAATCAATCTGTTCCGGCGCCACTGATGCACAGAAGAACGTCGGCGAACCGGGAGTCCAATCGATCTCGAATGGATGAATCCCATATTCGGTCGCGATCGCCGCGAGCCGCGCGTTGAAGCCGTTGGCCGGATCCGCCAGAATACTCACCAGCTTTTGACGCGCAATCAGTCGGGTTGCTGGCATCAGGCCACCTTCCTCACGGTTTGTCCGGTCAGTCCGAATGGATCCATCCACACCGCGCTGCCGCTCACGCCACGAAACTTGGCTGCAAAGTCAGTGATATTCATATGGAACATCTGGCGGGCGGCGACGAGTATCACCCGGACGTCGTTGGGCGAGAATCCAAACCAAGGCGAACGCCTCTCATTGCTGCGAGCGCGATCCCGGGCCCACTGCGCGGTGATGTCCATTCGGACGGCATTCTCATCCGCATATCGGACCGTGAAGTTGTCTAGCATGTGGGCACCGCCGCCCTCGCTTCGAAAACGGATAGTCGCTCGCGACATTGTAAAGCTGCGAGCACCCGAAGCCGTCATGACATATCGCCGGCCGCCGCTGCCATACGTCCGCTTCATATATGTCGTCTGTCCTGGTCCACGCAAATCGCGGATCGGATTAAGACCGTATTGTTGCTTTTGCCGTCTATAGCGTTCAGCCAACGCCCCCATCGGCGCGTCGTCCGATCCGACGCCTCTGGCCACGCGGGCCTTTAACGCGGCAACGGCAATCTGGCCGAGTCGCGCCATCTGGTACTTACGGAAGCCGTATCCCGCGAGCGTGATCTTGGAGCCGTGGAATTTGAAGCTCGTTTTGATCACAGGTCCCTCACAAACAGCCGCACGCCACCGTGACCGTCGCACGTGGCTTCCACGACAAAGTAGCTGATCCCGTTGTGCGCCACAAAATCTCCCTTGGCCGGATCGGCAGGCATGTCCGACAGGCAGAGGTACACGGACGCCTGCGCGCCCCGCGTGGAGGCCTGGACTCCGCTGTCCTCACGCCAGACGCCGCGCAACGTGACGGCATCCGCAGCCGCCCCGCCAGACTGGTATTGCAGCGTCTCCCCCATCACCGCAATGCAGTCGCGAATTGCCTTGAGGAGCGTCAGCCCCGTCGGGTCAGTCGGAATGGGGAATGTGCTCATGGCGAAAGCGTAAATTGAGAGTCGTCGGGGCCGTCCGGAGACGGCCCCTTGCGGGAGCCGGGAGGGATCTACGCCTCCTTCGTGACGACGCCGGAATAGCCGACGACCAGGTAGTCGGTCCCGTCGCTGGCCAGGTCCAGGAAGTTTCCGATTACGCCGGCGATCAGGCAATATTTGGAAGCTACCCCGGAGCCTCCCAGATAGACCTTTTCGCCAGCCGCCGGTGTGAGTGTGACGGTTTGGGCGGCGGTCAACTGCACCTTGATTGCCCGACCCGCGACCGTAGCCGCGGCGGGCAGCGTGAGCACGATGCCGGCGGCCGCCCCCGTGTTGGTGTGGATCTTGTCGAAATCCGCAGCGGCGATCGCGGCGCTCGCTGCCTCGGCCACCACCGTGGCCTTTGGCGATACGCGCAACACCACGTCGCCCGTGAAGCCTGCAAGCCACACACGCACGGTGGTTGCTCCGGTCACGGCGGCGATCTCCGCCACGCCGGCCTTCTTGTTGGAGAGGACCGTCGCGGTTGCCTTCTTGGCCGCGTCGTCCCAGTAGACGTAATCGCCGGGGGCGAATACGCTGGCATCTTTTGCCAGATCGAACACGCCCATAACGTCCGCGTTGACCGCGGTCCCGCTCAGCGCGTCGGTCGAAGCGACACCAAAGATGTTTCCGACGAGCAGGCCGCCGCCCGACACGACGTCATACGGCGCGACCAGTTCGAGAGTGTTTCCCTTATGCACGAAATTGTTCATTTGAAAGATCTCCGGTTGAACTGTTTTCTGGAGCGGCCAGCAGGCCGCTCCATGGTTAATCGCCCGCCTGCGCCTAGGCGCCGGCGTTCTTCTGCAGGCCGCGGAAGTCAATTGCGGCAGCCGCGAAATCGAGACGCGCCTTGATCTCGAACCCGTCCACACCGAAACCCTGGCGGGTCTCGATGTACACACCGTCCTGGCCCTCGAGATAGCAGAACTCGATGGTATCGACGAGGCCCGCCGAGCAGGCCAAATACCAGGCCGTCGTCGACGCGGCGTCCAGTCGCGGTTCGACGACGGGCGTCAAGGTGCGAACCCATTCCGGGATCACGCTCGTCGATGTCGCCGCGGCCAGGTTCAGCGGAGAGATCAGTTGGAGCGCTGCCGTCTCGAGCGCTGTCGGGACGATCAGATAGCTCGCCACAAGGTTCAGCGGCGTGCCCTTGGGCGCCTTTTGCAGGCGCATGGCGGACCGGCCCGCCGAGAGGCCCGCGAGGGCGAGCGCCGAACCAGCCCCCGTCAACAGGTTGTTGTGCGCGGCAATGAACAGCGCCTTGTTGTCTTCCATCATCACCTGGTTGCCGGTGATCACACCCCAGGCTTTATCGGACTCGAGCGTAGCCGCTGCCACGCCGAGCTGGAACGGGATGCGCGTCAGGGCGCCCAGGTCGTCATTGATGATGGTCATGCGGCTGATCAGGACTATCTCTCCGAAGGTCCCGAGCTGATACGTCTGTTTGCTGTCCGACGGCTTGGTCTGATGGTATTCGCCGTTTTCTCCCAGCGGCTGCAGTGCGGCCAGATCCGAGAGTTGGACTCGATTCACCGGTTTGAAGTCGGCCGCGCTGACTTGGCGGCAAAAGGCCGCAAAGGTGCGCGGAGCCGCCTGGTAGCCCTGGCGCAGGGTCTTGTTGGCAACGTTCGCCAGAATGTTCGGGAAATCCGACGTCGTCAGAGCCGAGAACGCAACCTCGTCGCGTGCCTTTCCGATCATCGGGCTGCCCTTGGCGTTGAGGCAGATGCGGCCGAGCTCGAGCAAACTCAGCCCCATATACTCCTTGCCCGCTCCATCCTTCAGCGGGTACTTCGCCGGTTCGTAGCGATGCAACAGGGCCGCCGCCATGTTCTCGCGCATTGTGTCGCCGGCGTCCCGAGTCACCTGGGGATGCGCCGAGAACGTCTGTGGCTCCTCGGCCGAAGCTGCCGCCAGCTTCTCGAGGATCTTCGTGCGAGCATCGGCCACGCTCACGCCGCTGTCGACGACACTCGCGATGAACTGCTCGCCAACACGAGCCGCGAATGGTTGGGCCATCGAGCGAATGTCTTTGACTCGCGTCCGCTCGGCCGTGGTTGCTTCGGCGCGCAACGCTTCGACATCGACCGAAGGCGGCGCGTTCTCAGTACGGGCACCAGCGCCCGGAATGATGGGTTGAGTGGCCATCTGTTCTTTCTCCTGTGGGCTTGTTGCCCGTGCTGGAGTAGGACCTCCAGCAGCTCCGTTCGGCGGGATCGCGCCCGCCGCGCTCATTGTCACCGCACCGGCGACCGCCGGAACGGGCGTGAACGAAATCTCGTACGGTTCCCAATCGATCGCAGTCATCTGCCTGCGTGGTGCGCCTTTGGGCGTCGTCTCGTTCTTCGCGTATATCCAAAACCCCATCGAGACATTGCGAACGATTCCTGCCTTGATGTCCGCCCGGAACGAGGCCAATTCTGGGCGCTGGCTGATGCGGAGTTTGGCTCGCGCTACACCGGCGTCGATCGATGCCGCCTCGACGACGCCCAGCTGCTTCAGCACCGAGTCATAGGTGTCGTGGTTGTCGCAGACCGCTCCGCCTCCGTTCAGGCGATCCAGCCGCACCGCGCCAGGCTCCAGGCTCAGCACCAGATCGTAAAACTCTCCAGCGCTGTAGTCGTAGCGCAGAACAGCCGAGCCGTCATAGAAAATGCAGTCGATCGTGCACTGCTCGTCGTTCCAGGTGTCCGGGACAAACGTTGCGCCGAAGCGTTCTGCAAATGGATCGACAGGCCGATCCGTGGGCAGCGGCACCATCGCGTTAGATGCGCTGTTCGCGCTCTCTCCCATGGGTTGCATCGGATTACCTCTTGTGTGAATTAGGAATTACTCGCGCCGGCCTGTTCCTGGCCTCTATCGGTGGTCTTGCGAGCATCACCGTCAAAGATCACTCCGGCCGCGTCGAACTTTTTGTTCCAGGCCACGACTTCGTCAAGTTGCTGTTGCGGATCCTGGCCCTCGGCGGCCACCATGTCGGGCCAGGTGACCTTGCCAATGCGAAGTTTCACTTTGTCCGCCATGGAATCCTTGAGCGGATCCACGGATTCAAACCGCGGCGCCGTGTACCTGACGCCATAGTTGGATTCGGGAATCCTGCCAGCCAGATAGGCCACGTCGATGAACCGCCGCCAGATCGGCGTGAGGAGCTGCGGAACCAGACAGAGCCAGCGGTACGCCTCGATCGTGTTTCGGAAGCCAAGCATTCCGCCGCGGAAGGAGGAATAATTCACGCTCGACATGTCGCCCGTCAGCAACTCATAGGGCAGCGTGAGACCGGCGGCAATGGAGCCAAGCTGCGTCGACCGGTAATCGCGATAACCGGCCGCATTCGACGGCTGCCCGAACTTGACGTCCTCGCCGATCCGCAGGCGCTTGATGATGCCCGGCTGCAAGAACTCTGTCGGCTCATTCGTAACGGGGTCATTGTTACGCTCAGTAAGAGCGCCATCGACATCTGGTGTAGTGATGAAGGCCGCAAAACAGGCCTCAATCTTCTTGCGAACGAGCTCGGCGTCCTCGTATTCGTCGAGGTCGCGCATTTTGAGCATTACCGGCGCAAACCACGTGACGCCGCGCACCTGCCCGGGCCGATCCTTCTTGTAAATGTGCAGCACTTCGGACGCCGGCACTGGCCTCGACATGAAGCCTGCTTGCCAGTTCATCAACGTAAGGGAGCCAGGATGATTTCCGAACAGCCAATAATTCGACCGACGGCCAATTTTGTCGAACTGGACCCCTTCAATGATGGTGCCCGTGTCGAGCGATTGGGTCTTGTTGTGGTCCAGATAGTCAGGCTCGAGGACCTGCAGCTGCACTGGTACCGCCAGGCCGTCCGACGGGCGACGCTGCCGGAAGCGGACGAGGCACTCTCCACTTTCCGCCACGGCCCGCGCGACCTGCCACTGTATTCCGAAGAAATCAAACTGACCGTCGGCGTCGCATTGCTCAGACCATTCACGGAACGCGGCGTCGATGACAGTATTCAGCCTGTCGTTGCCCGTATCGGCGCGTGGCGCCATTCCCGTTCCAATTTGGTTCCCGACCAGCTCCGAAAGGGCCTTGGCGGCGAATGGGTTGTTTCGCACCAGATCTCGCGCACGATCGCGCAGCCACACCATGGACCCGAATATTTCGCGGTTCGCATCGGAGTCCGACGTCACCCAGCCGGCCGCGCGGCGGCCCCTCATGGCCCCGTCATAGCTGAACTTCTCCGCGATTGCGAGAGCGCGGCGATATTGCAGCCGCCGGAATCCCAGCTTGGGCGAAAGGACAGAGACTGCGCGATCGACCCAATTGGGCCGGACCGCGGGCCCGGCCGGCGTGCCACTCTTCAGCACTTCAGCCGCGCGAGTTGTTGTTGCCACGTCCGTCCTTTGAAAATTGGGCATAGGTGTAACTGGGTGGCGCCGCAGTCGTCTGCTTCGCGATATCGGCATCTACGATTGCTCGACGGTGCTCGACGTCTTGGGCGCTCGCGTATCGGACCGTGACCCCGTCGATCACGCATTCGAGGACGGGACTTCCAAGCGCCGCTGTAAGCGCGTCCCTCATCGTCTGTAGTTGTGCGAGTGTCATTTAGCTCCAAACCAATCGCGCGGCTCGAGGAATGTCGAACCGTGCAGGAAGGGATTCGACTCAGGCTTCTGCGCCTGAACAGGAGGCGCCGTTTGAGGCACCGCCTGCGCCGCAGGCAACGTGGCGGCCGACCCAGGCGCCGCCGATTTGGGGACCTCACAAACCGGCTGAACGACGATATTCGCCTCACCGTCGGCGCCAGGCGCAAATAAGTTCTGCTGCAGCGCGGCTGGATTCAGCGCCGCGGAGGCACGCAGGTCCGCCTCATAGCGTTGCCAGGACCGCTCATCCATGTTTTGAATGCCGGGCCCCTCTAGATGCGCCATAGCCCAGGCGTAATTCCAGGTATCGAGCGCCTCGTTGCGCGCGCCCGGCGGCAACTGCCAGGAGCCTGCCCGATTCTTCTTCCCTGGCTTCCATTCCTCGGCGACGAGCTGCTTATACCAGCCATCGGTCATATGCGGGTAATGCACATGTCCGGGATGAAAGGCCTCGCCTTCGGTCGGCATCGGCAACTGCAAATAGGAATAGAGGGTGCCTTTACAGTGCGAAACGTTGATATGCCAGATGCGGATGCCCCACTTCCGGCGCTTGCCGCGCGGCGTCACTTCGGTATGCGTCGGCACGCTGATGACCGGGCCATGGTCCTCGCCCTTGATCGCATAGACGCGGCTGCGCGCCTGGCGCTTGACCCATTGATAGACGAATTCAATCGTGCGGCCATCGCCCGTGTCGATCCCGATCCGCGAGAGGCTCATCCGAGCGCCGCTCTCATGCGGATATTGATAGGCCAGTACTTGGTCGACGGCGTTCCACGTCAGATCGAGTTCCGGACTGCCATCGACAATCTGGTAGTCAACGAGCCAAGATTGGCCGCCGCGACCCCAACCCCAAATCGCGATTTCGATGCGATCGCGCTGCACATCGATACCGGCGGTGAGGAAGAGGACGCCCATCGGCGCAACGCCCAGGCGATACTCTTCACGGCGGCCGCGGACCAGTTCCCAGTTGATGGCGTCGCAAGGATCAGACCAGACCTCACCGAAGATCGTGTTAACCAAGACCTTCAGCACGGTCAGATTCTTCACCGGGTGATTCGCCGCGAACCACTGCTTCATTAGAGTGCGCCAGGAATACCAGCCGAGCGGACTATAGAGAGCGGAAAGATGCAAGCTGACTTCTTCCGCCTCCTCCATCTCCTGCATCACGGCGCGCACATCCTCGAGCTTTCCGAAGCCGCGCGTGCGGAGTTCGTCATATCCGGCGGTCGCAACAAAGAGGCCGCCCGCGAGCATCTGGGTCTTGAACCGTTCCGGGACGCGATCGCCGCATTCGACGCACTCCATACGCACGCTCTCCGGATCGTCGTTTTCGCAACGCAACCGGTCAAAGCTGATCAGCTGATACCAGCCGCAGGACGGGCAGCGGACGAAGAAATAGCGCTGATCGCCGAGTTGAAATTCGCGGTCAATCCGCGAGTCGCTTTTCAATGTCGGCGTCGAGCACATGAACATCTTGCCGCGCGGAAAATTGGTAAAGCGCCGTTTCAAGCTGGTGACCGGATCACCCTCGCCTTTCACGTCACCTTCAAAACCATCGACCTCGTCGAGCAATAAGTTCTCCGCCGGCGTCGACCGCAGTTTCGCGGCACTTGATGCCCATGTGAACTTGAGGAACCCGTTGGGGAATTTCTTCGTCTGCCATGAATTCCCGCTATCTCTTTTGCGGGCGTCCTGGATCTTGCCATGCAGGCATTCCGTCTTCTCGATCAGCCGGTCGAGCCGTAGCCCGCTCCATTCTTTCGCTGTACCCTGGTCGGGCAGGACGATCATCATCGAGGTGGGATTGACGTCGATCGTGTAGCCGGTCCAGTTCAATCCGGCCTCGGTGGCGCCCAGCTGCGAGCCTTTCTCCAGGGCAATCGTGCGGGCCGCCGAGAATGGCGATAGCAGATCCATCACCGGAACCAGGTACGGCGTGCGCTCGTTATGCCATTGCCCCTGCTCGGGACTCGGCGCGGTGACATATCTCCGCTCCTGCGCCCACTGCGAAACAGTGAGCCGCGGCGGCGGCTGTAAGCCGCGCGACCAGGCTTGATTGACCACTTGAGCGGCGAGCATCAGTTTGTCGTGATCTGACCGCGCTGTGCGAGGTATTTCCTCACCAGCAAATCGAGTTCACTATGGACCAGGCGTTCGTCGATGCCGAGGCGGGCGGCAAGATCTGGCGCTTCCTGGGATGGCATGTTGAGTAATGCGTCGCGCTCCGTTCGCGCGCGCTGTTCTGTGGCGAGGCGCACGGCGCTCGCCTCGAGCCATTTACCCTCAGCGATCTCATGCTCTCGTTTCTCGCGCAGCGCTTTTAGAACGGCCGAAATTCTTTGGGCATCCGCCAGGCTGGTCGTACGCTCATCGAGCGCGATCGCTCCGATCTCGAGCCCTCCCTGAGAGCGAGCCGCATCGGCGGGAGCGGCGGCAGCACTGCTCGCGGCGGCGGCCGGCGCAGCCGTCGGCGCCCCCGGACGCCGCGGCTCGCGGGCCTGCACTGTCGGTGCACCACGCTGTGCCTGGAGACAGTCGCGATTGCGCTCCCAGTCAACGGCTGCTTGGTCGGGGTCTATCAGGCCGCGCGATGTGAGCCGCACCTTGCCAGACCGGATGCGCTTGTGCGCCGCCTGCCGGCTGATGCCCTCGGCCTGCGCCCACTGCGTGATCGTCAACTCCGCCATTGGCCCTGTCAACCGCGCCCTCAGCCCGTCAACCTCTGTCAACCCCAGCCGTCAACCCCGAAAATAGTTCTGAATCCAGCTTCGATCTGCAATCAGGCAGCCCGCCCGCGGCACCCTCCGGGAAGGACCCGCCGACCCTGGCCAGGAGTTCAGCCACTGTCCAGTCCACACACCCCGCCAGAGCCGCCAGACTCTCGCCGCTCAGCCGCTCGACCAGCGGACTACCCACCGGACACGCCTCATAGGGCGTCTCAGGCTCAGGAGCTGCCGCGACGGATGCGGCTGCCTGGTGCTCAACAGCCAACCATTTCGCGCCGACTGTATTTGCCATGGGGTTCACCGACCACGTCACGCCCGCCGGAGCCACGCACGCCATGCAACGCATAGGTCGCGCCCGTCGGCAAAGTTTGCAGGAATGCGTTGCCCACGCTACTCGTTGGCCGCTGATCGAATGAGACGGCGGGCGGCTTCAACGTCGCTCGCTTTACGTGACCGCGACGATTGCACGTCAAAGCGAACTGCTGCCGGTTTGCGAGGATGTGCTCCTCAGGTTCGGACCGTAGCAGGTGGCCATCGGACGAATAGATGGGGACATTCATGAGCAGTTGGATTTGCATTGGCCGCTTGCGCGGTCTAATGCGAGGAGTTGCGCGCCGTATGCCTCGGCTGATGAACGGCGTCGAAGAGGTGAAACTCTTCTTGCAACATACACTGCACGGCTTCGTTTGAAACATCAGTGTTGCAAGTTGTTGCATTTTGATTCAAGTTGATTCATTTCCTTCTCTAGTTGTTCTCTGCGTAAGCGCCATTGCCCGCCTACTCGCTGACCATCCAGATTTCCCTTCCGCAGCAGACGTCGGATGGTGTTTGGATGATAGCGGTACCTTTGCGCAGCCTCTTTCACGGTGAGTAGATCCGGGTCGAGCACCGAAGTCGCAGGCGCCGGCAGTGAGTTAGTCACGCGCACCTCCGAACTTCAGCGCCTTTGTGCGCTTCTCGCCATCGCCCATCTGCCGGCGTCGCTCACTCTCGCACATGCTGGCCAGTTCGCGCTCGCATCGGTGGCAGAGCACGCGCACCTCGAACTCCTCGACGGACTCATCCAGGCCTCTCACGAGCTTGATGCTGCAGCTATTGCGCGCACAGAACTTGCCTTGCGACGATTGGATTGCCATCAGAACTCTCCTCGAATTTCACTGCCCGCCATCACCTGGCTCGACTCGCCGTGCCCGACGTCAGCGTGTGGTGGTTCACGCGATCGCTGCGTAAGCCAGGCGTTGATCGCGGCTCTGTCGTCTCGCAGGACTTTCACCAGCCATCCCCAGCCGTCACCGGGCTTTCGATGCCGCATGCGCAGAGCTTGGCTGTGATCCCGGAGGTACTCGGCTGCCGCGTCAATGCACCCTCCGAACGCGTCGAGCACAATGGCCGCGAGCGTATCGTCGACCGCCCCCCACTCCCGGGATCGATTAACGGCCTCGGAGTATCCGAGCAGCCACTTCCGCGCCTCTTCGCGCTGGCCCGGCGTGTATCTCTCCGCGAGCTCTGAACGCGCCAACGCCCGACCTGCCGATTCGAAACCGTGGCTTCGTGGCGGCGTGCCGTGTCCGTTGTTCGCTGCTTTCCCGGGCGGCGGCGTGTTTTCCACAGGATTCTGCGAGGGTAGGGTGCTTCCCGAAGCACTTACCGCTTTCGCCGGAGTGACAGACGCTGGCACTGACACTGACGCTGGAGATGGCGCTGACCACGCGCGCGCGTGAGGCTCCGCAGAATCTCCGTTTCTTGCGCAAGAAACGGAGATTTCTGACGTTTGCTTGTCAGCGCCTGACGTTTCCTCCTTTAGGCCCTCTTCATCCAGACTAGGATCAGACTCCTCGGAACCGAACTGAAATCCCGGCGTATCGTCGTCGGCGGACTTCCGCGCACGCCGTTTCGGGGTCCTCGCAAACGGCTGCCAACCGTCCGCAAACGTCTCGTGTCGCACGAGCAGCCACTGATGCACGGCGCGATCCGCGTGCTCTGACCAGTCATGCACAATCAGGCGATGCGTTTCACTGCGGTCGAGGAAACCGCGCTGACCTGGTGTCGACACCAAGGCGTCGATAAGCTCCGAGACATTTCGCTCCATGGGCCAACCCATCGCATCGGCCAGTTCGGAGTCGCTGAATCGACCTACGTCGCCAGCGCGAGCGTAGGTCCTGGTGAACTCCCAGAGCATGTCCAGCAGCCCGACCGCATACGGTATCGGAATTTGCAGGCGGCGCGCCAGGGCCTTCGTCTTCGGGTTACTGGGGGTGCCTTGTTTCATTGATTGTCATCACCTATCGGCTGCATCAGCAGCTGAGCATTCCTACTTCGCAGTCCTACATTGCTGGCCAGCTGGCCGCAGGAGCTGCCAGGGATAGCGCACATGGATCTTGTCGCCGCTCGCGTCCAGCGCGTACGCCCACCAGCCTGGACCCGTCTTGCATCGGCCCAGGATGGCTACCCGCGTCTCCACCCACATGCGTCGAACGATCCACTCGGAGCCCGGTACTACCGGTCGTCCATGCAGCATGAATAGCTTGCACGCCTTACGCTTTCGCATATCACCCCGCCCGCCTGGTTAAGACCTCTGCCTGCCTCACCAACTGCTCCGCTCGCGCCAACAGGCCACGAGTGCGCGGCGTTGAAACCAATCCGCTGCGTCCACGAACAAGCCCGTCGGCACGCCGCATGGCGCTCTGAAACGAAGTGACTGATCGTTCTTCTGCGTGGCCCTGTTGTGGATAGAAATAGACGATGAAGCGCGGGCAGGCCGCCGACGAGTCGAGATCCCGCACCACAGATGCGTACGCGGATCCCGCCAGCGCATAGCGCCAGCGAAGGCCTGGTGTCACCTCGACCCAACCTGACGGCAGTGCGTCGAGGTGACCCGCGGCCGTCTCGATTTGCTGGATCAATGCGCCCATCGCGTCAGGCTTCCTCCCGAGCCCTCGCGGATCCTGAAATCTGCCTGGGTTCCTTCGCCCACGCCGGCCTGGAAAGCTCTCTTGTCTCATTGGGAAGGTTAAAGAACGATGCACTGCCAGGCGCACTGCCATTCACGGCCTTGACGAGATCAACTTCAACTTTGGCCGCGTTGATGATCGTCTGTGCCACATCGCTGATCGCGCGGGCCCGATCGAGGTCCATCGGCTTGTCCGGATCCTTCAGCGCCTCGATTGTCTCGAAGAGGTGATCACGAAGGTCGGTTATCTTGTTCTTTGCCACTGGCTGTTCTCAACTTTCTTTTCAAAGCTCCGTTTAACTGGATCAGCTCCGCTAGCTCGCGCGGAAGCGTGCTCCACATTGAGTTCCGGCGGGCATTGTCCGCCATGGACAGCAGCTCCAAGTTTTCGATTACGCAGTGCGCCCGATCGCCGTCCTTGAACGTGACGATGTGCTTCGGTGGAATGGGCCCATGGTGTTGCTCCCAGAGCCAACGGCTGTATAACGGCCAGACCCTCACGTTTCCGTAGCCGGTTGGCTCCTTGCCATGCACCGCGTCTCTGACTTTGATCCTGAGATACCCATCCGCGTCAGTTCGGATCGTTCCAATCGGCACCCAGTTTGAGGCCGCCATGCCAGTGCGGTTGCCCCGCTGAAATTGCGTTTCCCTCATGCGGCCCGGAGCGTACCCAGGCCGTCGCAGGCCCTTGTTCGCCGGCACGTGACCCTTTTGGAACTGTGTCCCTTCCGTGCCTGGCCGGAACTGCCCCTTGCGGAGTCGCCCGGATTCCTCGCTCGCAAGAAACTCCGGCGACTTCATACACCCGAGCTTCTCGGCCATTCCGTGCACGCTACAGACGGTCCGTCCCAGCAGCTTGGCGATATCCTTCGTCGCGCGCTGCGGATATAGCATCGCAAGCTGGCGCACTTCGTCATTCGACCAGAATCGGCGCGGCACTCAATTTGTCCTCGGAGTCCTGGTCGACGCAGCTTTCTTCGCACCCTTTGCGGCCTTTTTTGCGGATTTTGCCGCATGCTTCTTCGGCGCTGCCTTTTTCGCGGCGGCTTCCTGCGCCTTCTCCTTAGCGGCATGATTGGCAGCGGCCTTCGCCTTCTTCTTTTCGAATTCCGCGCGTAACGGGGTTGCGATCGTTGCCTCAACCGCTTTCGCATCGATCTCATACAACCCGGCAAACGCCATGAGGTCTTGATCGCCGAAGCAAAGCGCGCCATAGAGCGCCAATCCGACCAAGAACCCGGGCAGATGCTTTTCTTCGAGGCCTTCCATGTGAGCGAGTAGCGGCGCCTGAAAGTCGTAGCCGCCGTACGTCTCGTGCTTCTCGCCTTCCAGGCCGAGGGCAGCACACAGCGCCTGGCGCCCGTCATGACCTGCGCGTTCGATCAGCTTGCGGCCCACGAAGTCCATCTCTGGCCGGTTGAATTCTTCAGGCACATCGTGCACGATTTGGCGCCAGAGTTCTCGCTTCAGCTCGTTTGCAATTCTCTCGTCCAGCCGCGCCTTCTTGTCTTTCCAGATCTCCGCGAATGGCTTATCTGCTTTTGCCACCGCGCACCCGTACGATCGTTGGTCGAAGTGAACTGCACACGACGTCGTACGGCAGATCTCAACTACGAAACCCTTGTCCGAACCGTCAACAACCAGAGCCTTCTCGAGGTGTTGACAGTTCTTCGTCTTCTTTCCGTCGGCAGCACGATGGTATTCATGGCTCGAGAGGACGCCTTCGTCGCTCGTATACTGGCTGGAGATCTTCACGAGGGGCTTGCCCTGCGACTTAAACTGCGCTTCGATCCGCTGGAGGGTGGCGTTCATTTTCTGGTTCCAGCAAGCGCGATCGAGACAGTGATCGCCCTTCTTCGCATCGTCGAACAGGGTGAGATTACTGCCCGTTCGCTTGGCGCAATGTGTACAGGGCCCGGCCTTCTTGGCGAGCTTTGCGTCTTCACGGTTCCACGGCGCGGTCGAGAGATCGAGCATCACATCGGTTTCGATCCAAACTCGCAGCTCACTGACTGACGCGGTAGTCCTGCCAATTCGGATTCGCGTCCCGTGTGGGCCCCATTTCGTCACTTCATCAAACAAGGCCTCCTTCAACGCCCTCTGCTGATCTGACTCGGGCAGGCGGCACAACAGCAGCGCGTGCCCAAGCTCCAATTCGCCTTTCAAAAAAGCATCCTTGAGCGGCTCGATCAATCTGGGAAGCACCAGGCGCTTTTGTACATAGCTCTCGCTTCGGCCGACTCGTTCAGCCAACGCGACCGGAGTGTAGCCGTACATCTCGATCAGCCGTTGATACCCTTCAGCCTCTTCGAGCGGGTGCACGTCCTGCCGCTGCAGATTTTCCAAGGTCATGACCTCCAGGAATTCCTGGTCCGTCATGGCGCGCACAGTCACCGGTCGTTCAGTCAGCCCGGCAATCTGCGCGGCTCGAAATCGCCGATGGCCCGCAGCGATTTCGTAACCGGCCGCATCCGGACGCGCCAGCAATGGCGTAAGGATCCCGTGCTGGCGGATGCTTTGCGCGAGTTCGCCGAGCGTCTTTTCATCAAAGTGCCGGCGCGGGTTCCAAAGTGACTCGTGGAGTGCTTCGATCGGAATCGTCTGCAGCCCGCTGGTGGGCGCGGCCGCAGTAGAGAGGGCCTCCGCAGCCAGGTTACCGACTGCGATCGTTTGAACAGCCTCAACCAACATCAATTTCGCTCACTTTCGTTTTCTGTCTTACCCAACGTGTCCCCGCTGCCAGGCGCGGAATGTTTCTTCTCTGTCGTGGTCGGCGCGTCATCGCGCGAACGGCTGCACCGCTTGCACCATTCCCGAAACTCGGGATTCATCAGCCCGCAATCCGGACACTTCCACTCCGGGAACTGGCTCACTGACCGGCCCCCTCATCCACGCCGAAATCGAAACTCCCAGCCACTAGCGCAGGCCGATCCGGCAAGCGTTCCAGTCCGCGCTTCACGCGCAAACGGTTGACAAATTCGCGCTTGTCGATCTTCTGCACCACCGTGTCGACCAGGCAGTATTTGAGCCACTGGCCCGTCACGTCGAAATGAAACGATGGCTGGCCCGGGTCCTGAATCCAGCGGATGGGCAGACCGATGCTCTTCGCATACGCTCGCAGCTCGGCCTCGGTGTCGGCCGACAGATGCGTAAATTCGCGGCCGTGGAAACAGCGGGGACCGTCCGTGCCGGCGTGCCGCGTCGGATCGTGCATGTAGACGGCCATCAGAGTTCTTCCTCCGGCCGCTCACTCTCTTCGACGAACGCCGCCATCATCATCCTGGGAGAGTACCCGGCTCGCTCGAGTTCTTTACACAGCTCCAGCGCGGTCACCGCCAGCGATTTTCCGGACTCCTTTGTCTTCCCTCGTAGGGCCTGCCGGTAGATTTTTACTTCTTCGGCATAGCGAGCCCCGAGGATCAGCCGCATCCCGGCGCGGTGGTGCAGCAATTCCTGTATGAGCTCCAGCCTGCGATCGCTATTAGCGCAAGCCTCTTCACAACTCTTGGAGTTCATGCCGCAAGCACCCCCTCAGGCACATCCCACTCCCAAAGCTGCAGCGCGCCTTTCGCTGGAATCGGTCGCGCCAACGGGCGTACGTTCGCAAGCACAAAGCCATACGGGCCGAAGAACCACGGTGAGTCACTCACCGTTACGCAGTCCACCAAGTCGGCAATCGCGACCACGGCGCCGATCACGAGCTCTTCCGGCCAGCGCTTCAGCGTCCAAGTGGTCGAACCTCGCCCAGTACGCCGCTCGCCGATCTCGACCTCGGGCAACTCAACGTGGATTTTGCAATTCGCAACGTGGGAATAGGCATACGCCCACTCTTCCCATGACCGCTTGGCGCTCGCGTGAATCGCGATCGGCCCGCGGTGCGATGTTCGCCAGCGCCGATTCTCCACATCCTTGCCCGCATGAATCATCAGCCAAGGCCAGGGCTGGATCACAGAGATCGCCTTCATCCCCGCACCTCCGGCATCTGGGTCCACTCCCGGCCGTCGAGCAGGCGACCCGAGGCACCCTTGCCGACTGGCTCCATAAACCATCCGTTCCGCTTGTTCGGCCGCTTGGAGCCATCATCGATGCTGCCGTCGGGGTAGACGAGAATCGTGCGCTCGACGTCGGCAAACTCGACGGCGTCGCCGATCGCATCGTCGCTGTCTTCGTCCGCACAGCCAACGGGCCGGTACTCGCCCCATTGCTTAAACATGAACGGGACGCCCGCGACCAGACAGTGATCACGCATCAATCGCGCCCAGGCCGGATGCCCTGGCCTTGCTCCGTGGCCAGACTCAAAGCCGCAAATCACCCAGTCGAGACCGCGGCCACCATAAGCAGATCCGATTGGATTGCGATCGCCGCCCAAAAACTGATAGACATCCGTCGATTGCAGGAGAGGCTCTGCGCTGAGCAGCCGTATGGAGGCGCCGGGGACGTTCAGCAAATCGACAGTGCGTTTGACTGTGCCAGGGCCAGTCACACTCACGCCGGGCCAGACGTTGTGTGGAATCGGATGCAGAGTCCAGTACTCGCGCATCCTGCGCGCCCGCTTCGTGAGGAAAATCCAAACGTGCGAAGAGCCCTGGATCGCGGGCAGCGCCGGCGTCAGCCAGCTCTCCGGATCGATGCTCTCGGTGAATGGGTCCGAAAGATCGTTGCAGAAGATGATTCGCGGCAACCCATTCAACCAGGGCTTCTCGGGACGCTCCTTGCCCGTGAGATCCCGCCAGTGACAGGCCTCCTCAATTCGCCGAGCAAAGACCGCCGGTCTGTCAAACGAACCAGGCCAGCCAACTTGACCTGCGTAGCGCTGAATCTGGTCAGCCGCATAACAGTGGCTTACCGCCGAGCCGGGAACGTGCAGCTCGCAGCCGTCGCAGCCCATGATGGGATTGACCGTCGAGTCGCACCATTCGATTGCGGAGTGGCGACCCATTACCGCGGCTCCTCAGTCGCAGTTGAGACCTCAGTGGCCACACCAGAAGACTTTCGGCGACTGTTCTTTCTTTTGAGGCCGGCGGCGACGGCGTGCAGTTCGCTGCTCTTCATTTCCAACAGGACCTTGCCATCAGCGGTGCTCAGCGTACACTTTGGATCGTCCAGACCTGAAGCCGCTTCTGTCGAGTCGAGCGCGACGGCCTTTTCAGGCTGATCAGTCAGGCCATCCGCTTCCTTTCCCTCTGCCTCACCTTCGCCTTCGCTTTCAAACTCCAGGACCTCTTGCCGATCAGAATTCGACATTGCCTCGCTCTGCACGATCTCGCCGGTGTCCGTGCGAATGATCGATTTCTGGCCATAGTTAGGGACGTCCATGCTCCAGTAGCAGGGCACCTCGACCATTTGCCAGCCGTTATTGAGAGCGCGCTGGCAGCGTTGCAGAATCGTCTCGGCGGCGGTCACACGAGACTTGTATTGCTCTTTGACTTCCTTGAGCTCCTCACCGAGCTGCTCACGCCGCGCCGCGGCGCCGGCCATCTCATCGCCGATGACAAGTCGATCGTCGGTCGTCAACGTGCGGCGGACTTTGTAGGGAAATGTTGCGGTCAT